CGGCCACCGCGAACACGATGTCGCCGACGAGCTTGCCGCCCTCCACGCGGACGTTCTCGGCGCGGCCGATGGGCACGTCCGCGTCGGAGTCCATCCCCAGCGCGTGGCCCCACAGGACCACGCTGTTGCGGCGGTAGTTCGAGAGGTCCCAGCCCTCCTGGACGATGATGTCGCCAGCCCGGTCAGGCTGCGCGTCGCTGAACACCCACGACAGCGTGTTCGGCTTGTCGGAGGAGGCCTTCTCGACGATGCACGAGGACTGGCGCACGAGGGCGGTCGCCTTCATGCTGGAGACGAAGTCGGCACCAGCAGCGCCGAACGCGCGCTCGTCCTCGACGCCCGCCGCGATGAGACCGAGAGCCCGCAGCTTCGGCTGTTCGAGCTGGTCAAGCACCGCCTTGTCTTCGGCGAGCCAGGCGTCGGCGATCTTCTGGAAGTCCATGTTCAGTCCTCAGATGACGGGAAGCGTCGAGCAGCGACAGTTGACGACGTTGGCCGCAGTCCCCGCAGGGTCGCCGGGGTAGCGAAGTCCATTCGAAAAGGGAACGCCAATCCGGCGAACCTCACCATCGATGCGATGCTGCGCGCGCACGATGTGGTCTCCGGCGCTGGCCCATTCATGCTCCTCGATGCCGGATGCGCCCCAGTGCGCAGAGCGCACGGCGTTCGACGCCGCCGACGTCTCGGTGCGCGCGATCATCAGCGCGCGAGTGCCGAGCTGGTCCTGCATCGTGCGCAGCGACTCCTCGATCGACTCCATCGCCTGGCGCACGCGCTCGACGAGCGTCCCCGTCGAGGAGACCTCGGCCATCGACTGCACGATGGCGCGGCGGACGTTCTCGGCGACAACCGACATCGGGCCCTCGACGATCTGGACCTCCTTCATCTGCATGAAGGCCACCACGGCCGGGTCGGTCGCGTCGATCAGCGCGCCGCCGACCAGGGCCTGAGCGGTCTTGGCCGCGTCGGCGACGACGTCGCGGTAAGGCCCGGCCAGCGCGCTCCACAGCTCGCGGCCCCACTTCTGCTCGTTCGCCAGGACCAGCGCAGCCAGCTCGTCCTCGCTGATGTTGCGGACCTCAACCCAGCGGTCGGCGCCTTCCGGCACAGCGATCTCCATGATCGCCGCCGCGCGCTCCTGGTTCTCGCCCCACGCGGCTGCGATGAGGTCGTTCCACGGGCGGCCGCCGCGACGCGACAGGGCCACCTCCGAATCGCCGTTGAGGAAGTCGCGCAGCTTCTTGCGCTGCGCGAGGAGATAGTCGTCGAAGACCTTGCGGATCGCCTTCTTGAAGCGCCGGTCGTGCTTCTGCAGCCGCTTCTCCTCCTCGATCAGCGCCGCCACGCGGCGCTCGCGGCCGTCGTCCTCGCTCTCGGGCTCGTCCTGCTTGCTCGCCTTCGGCTTCTCCGGCGGCGCGGGAGCCTCCTCATCGTCCTCGTCCTCGTCGTCGGGCGAGCCGCCTCCGGCCGCAGCCAGCCCGGCCGCAGCCGCCGCGTTCGCCGCGTCGATCTCCTCGATCGGGCGCAGCGTCGAGCTGACGAAGCGCCGGTCCTCCAGGCCCTTGACGCCGTGTTCGAGGCCGACGATCTCGGCCGCCTCGACGAAGGTGAGCCCGCACGCCATGAGCTTCTGCACGCGCTCGATCTGCGCGTCCAGCTCCTCGCGCATCGCCGGGGTCTTGCCGACGGCGAAGCCGATCGTCCAGTCGGCGTACTTGCGCGGCAGCAGCGGGAAGAAGAACGCGATCAGCGCGTCCTGCAGCCACTCCAGGTACGGGACCACGGTGTTCTCGTAGTAGATGCGGCGAATCTCGCGCCCGTTCGCGCGGTTCACGTCGTCGGTGTAGCCGAGCAGGCTCTTGGGCACGCCGAAGATCGCGAGGATCTCGTCGCGCTTCATGATGCGAAGGTCCTTCGCCTGCATGTCGACCGGGCTCATCGCGGTCGGCGTGAACTTCATCCCCGCAGGCAGGATGACGTTCTTGCGGTCGTTGCGCGGCTTCTCGGCGTTCTGCGCGACGGCGTCGCGCATCGCTTCGAGCTGCTTCGCGTTCAGCCGCTTGTCCTCATGCGTGAACACCCCGCCGATCTGCCCGCCGTTCTCGACGAGCGCGTCGTCGAAGACCTCGGCGCGGTACATGTGGTCGGCCGGGCGCCACGCCGCCTGCGCAGGGCCGAAGCCGCTCAGCAGGCTGTACGGATCGCTCTCGAAGATCGGCGCCACGGCGTGCGCCGGGTACGTCACCGTCCGCCCGCCCGCCGAATACTGGTACTCCTTCGGCAGCTTCGTGGCCTCGTCCACGATGGGCTTAACGAGGTCGGCGCTGATCGGCCACACCTCGGTCGGCATCTCGTTCCGGCCGATCGGCCCGAGCTTCTTGCTGCCGCCGTTCAGGAACAGGTAGGCGCCACCGCACAGCTGGTAGTAGGTGCTGATGAGCCCCCACATCTGGCGGCCGGACATCAGCGGGTTCGGCTTGCGGAGCAGGCGCACCAGCGCGTCGCCCGGCGGCGCCTCGACGGCGTCGTCGCGGTCGCTCGTGAAGAGCTGGATCGGCGTCGACATCACCGACCGCGCGTTCACGCGGATGCAGGAGTAGACGAGGCCGCTCTGCTTGAACGGGATCCTGAGACGCGCGTCGCGCGTGAGCCGCACCGCCTGAGCCAGCGACGTCGAGCCGAAGCTCAGCCCGTCGCCCAGAAGGCTCTTCGTGAACAGATCGATCGACGAGCTGTCGAGCCGGGCTTCCTCCCTGGAAGGCAAGCCGGACGCGGGGTCACGCGCCTCCGTCGGCATCGAGCCGACGCGCTTCATCGAGAAGGGATCGCGGTCTGTCAGGTGGGGTGCCCCACCAACGGGGTTGCCGCCCCACCCAGATAGCTACGTCCCGCCTACGAGGCAGTCAAGCCCCGACCTGGGCCACCACGACCTCGCGCTCCAGCGCCAGGACGTAGCCGTCCACGCCGGGGACCGTCTGCAGCAGCGTGTTGGTCAGCAGCACGCGGGCGCCAACGCGGGCGCGCGGCTGCGCGTACTCCACCCCGTTCTCCTTCAGCCGCCCCGGACCGGCCGACATGATCGTCCCCGTCCAGGTGTCGCTGCGGTCCGTCTGCGCCGCTTGCGCCCGCTGCGGGAGCACCAGGGCAGGCGCCAGCACGCCGGTGGGGCGCGGGCGGTTCGAACGCGCCGTGTCGCGCGGCCGGTCCATCTGGATCATCGTCCAGTCGGCGAATGGCTGCACGTCCTCGGGCTTGATGAACGGCGCGCCGTCCGAGCGCGGGCGGGCGCCGCGACGGATGCGGCACACCAGCGAGCCGTTGCGCACCAGCAGGTAGCCGGTCTGGCCGGTGCGCGTCTCGTCGGGCACGCCGGGCATCGTCTTCCCGCCACGGCGCTCGATCAGTACGCGGTCGCCGCGCCCGGCGTACATCAGCGCCCGGCCCTTGCCGTCGGGCAGGAGCAGTCCCTCGCCCTGCTTCACGATCACGCCCAGGCGGCTCTCGGGCACGCTCTGGTCGCCGATCAGGATGCCGCCGCGTGTGGACTGCTGCGGCGGGTCCATGCGCAGCAGGATCCAGTCGTCGAACGGCGTCACGCTCGTCTCGACGTCCTCGGGATCGACGCCCACCTGGGGGCGACGGTCGTCGAGCGTCACAGACTGTTCGAGTTCCACTGCATCGCGGTCAGAACGAGAGGGCATGGTCAGTCCTGTCTCTTGGAGGTGTCGAAGAGCCCAGCCGTCGTGTCGACCTCCTTCGAGGCCTTTCTCTTCCCCGCGCGGCTGGACGCGCGCGGGGAGCTTGCGGTCACGCTGTCGGTGAGGATGCTGCCGAACTCCTCGCGCGGCGCGCATGGCGCGACGGACGGGGACTTGACCTCCCAGAGCGCCAGGTCAGCGCTGGAGACCTCGACCTCCATGGAGAACCCGCGCGTCCAGGTGTGCGCCGAGAACTCCTCCATCACGCGCTCAGTCGTCAGCACGGAAGTCCCTCCGCAGCACGCGGTCGTACTCGGCCATCTCGGCCGCGCGGTCCACGGCCGGGAACGCCGTGAACACCGGGCGCGGCAGGCGCACGTCCCAGGCGCGGACCACGCCATTCGCGATCAGCAGCCTGGCAAAGTCGGCCGACGGCGCGTCGTGCTCCTCGATGACCAGCCGCCCGACGTAGCGGTTGAACGACATCTTCCACGTCCACAGGACGCAGCTGCTGGAGAATGGGCTGGCGCTGAGCAGCGCACGCGCGGCCTCGCGCGACTCGATGCCGATCGCGCGCTCGACCTCAACGTCGGTCTCGGGCGCGCTGACGCCGAACAGGCGCACCGCCACCGTCATCTTCCCGCCGAAGCCCTGGTCGATCTCGACCTCACAGGTGTCGCCGTCGTGGAACTGCACGACGCGCGCGTACTTGTAGCGACGCCAGGACTTCTTCACGGCGCGGCCTCGATCCAGTCGATGACGCTCTGCAGCACGCGGCGCAGTGAGGCGAGGTCGCCGTCGTTCACGACCTCGACCACGGAGACGCCGGGGAGCGACCAGAAGCTGCGCGAGTCGTTGGCGAACGTGTGCCCCTCGCGATGCATGCGGACGATCAGGCAGTTCGCAGCCCCGTAGCGCTCGACGATCGGCACCGCCTCGGCCTGGAAGCCGCTGTCGCTGATGACGAACGCACTCGCGAACGAGCGGCTGTTCATCTCGCGCAGCAGCGCGCGGCCGAAGAAGTCCTGGCCGTGCAGCGGCTTGATCATCGCCTCCGACACGGCGATGTAGGCCTGGCGCGGCGTGATCCCGTAGAACTGCTCGCTCGGCTGGTCCTTCTCGTCCTGGGTCGGCTCCCACAGCGGCGGCATCCCGTACAGCCGGTTCGCCATCGCCTTGACCACGGCAGCGAACTTGACGTGCTCGACCACGCGCGCGGTGGCGAGCACGAGAATCTCGGCGGTGGTGTCCTTGCCGGACCCCGGCGCGCCGCTGATGAACACGACCTTCTGGCTCACTTCTCTCTCCTGTCTCTCGGGCCTGGGTTGAACAGCTTGCGCAGGCGCTTCAACGAGCACTGCCTGCACCTCTCGGGCGCCGACTTGCGGCCGCAGCGCTGCACCTGGCGGGTCGCCTTACATTCGATGCACACGGCTGTGATCAGGCGCGGCGGCGTCACGCCTGCACTCCCGCCGGGCGCGGCGGCACCAGGCCAACCGCAGGCCCGCTCGTCGCCGCGCCGTGCTGGCACGCGAGGAACTCGATGCGGCCGCTCGCGGGCCACACGATCGCGTCGATGCTCTCCTGCGGCAGGCCAGGCAGGTCCTGCGCGATCTCGACGCGCGACGTCTCGATGTGCTCGTACGGCAAGCCGCACAGGGGGCACGACAGCGTCTGGTGCAGGGTGCGCATCAGCACTGGTCGTCGGCGTCGGACTCGCGGGCGGGCTTCTGCTTCTTGCTGCTGGGCGGCGCGGGAGGCGGAGGCGCGGGCACGATGAGCGGAGGCGCAGAGAGCGACTCCATCGCCTCGGCCGCGTCGAGCAGGCCGCCGAGCTGGTCCGACGGGATCGTCGCCGCCGGGATGCCCGCGCGCATGAGCCGCGTGTGGTACTGCCGCAGAACCCTCAGCTTTTCAGGCGGGAACAGCATGCGAGCATTCTCGCATCGCGAGGGCCCAAGGTCAACCGGGCGCGGCGAGAAGCGAAGCGTGCGCCGCACACAGGTTCGCGCTGAAGTGGCCGTGGCCTTGCAGCTCCACGCGCACTGACGCCAGCAGCCCGGCCCTGCACGGCACGCTGGCGTCGAGGCCGAGGCGGCGGATCAGCTCCAGCGCGATCTCCAGCGCGCTCGCGCTCAGGTCCAGCTCGGCGTAGCGGCAGATGCAGCGCGGAGCGGGCTTCTCGGGGAGCGCGACCATCAGACGAACTGCGCCTCGAACTCGCCCGTGTCGAAGTAGTCGTCCGCCCACATCGAGACGTAGCGCAGCACGTCCATGCCGTGGTCGTTCAGCTTCACCGGCTCCTCCTTGATCATGTTCTCGTCGCGGTCGTTCTTCTTGAGCTGGTACGCGCCGAACTCCTCCTGCGTCGACGTCGGCTTGTGCCGCTCCTCCATGCGCGTGTCGTACGGCTCCACCGTGGCGCCCTCGAACAGCATCATGCGCGGCCGACCGTCCTCCTGCACACGCAGGCGAGCGTGGACGCTGCGAATCCCCTCCTCGACCGCCTTCTTCGCCGGGCTCGTCGTCACGTTGCAGTGACGCTCCAGCGTCGCGCGGTCTTCCAGGTCGTGGTCGCACAGGAAGTCGACGAAGGACTCCTCGGGGTCGCCGCCAGCGCGCGTCAGCTCCTTGATCTCGCGCGCCGCGTCCTCGACGAGCATGTGGCTGCGGTAGATCTCGCGGTACATGTAGGCGCGGCCGTCCGGGTCGAACGCCCACCACTGACACACCAGCGGGTTCTCGAAGCCGAAGTCGACGCCGCGCACGCGGATCCAGTCGCGCGGAATCTCGAACGGACGCACCATGTGGACCGACTCGTCGAACTCCGGGTAGACCACGCCCTCCATGTCGGTCCACTCGCCGTCACGCAGCCACGCGCGGCGCGGGCCGGTCAGCGTGTCGAGCACGGCCATGTATGCCTTGCCGCGCGCGTTCAGCTCGTTCTTCTGGACGTCGAAGAACTCGGGGTTGTCGTGCAGGCGGCTGCGCAGCCGCACCATCGGCGTGTTCGGGTCGTCCGCACGCCGCTTCAGGTGGTGCTTGCGGCCACGCGGGTTCGTCGCGAGCACGATCTGGTGGTACGCGCCACGGCCGTACCGCAGGGACCCCTTGATCATGTCGAGGTCCTCCTTCGTGATCTGGACGGCCTCGTCGACGAAGATCGTGTCACACTCCAGCGACTGCCACTTGTCCGGGTCGTCGAGGCCCATGATCAGGACCTCGCTCTCGCCGATCCGGTAGTGGTCGCGCAGCTTCCGCGTCGTGCGCTTCTTCAGCTCGGGGTGGCCGACCGGGAGCACGAACTTCTCCCAGGTGTTGAGCGTCGTCTCCGACATCGTCCGGCGGACCTTCCGCGCGATGACGTGGCGGCTGCCGGGCCAGAGGTGGCACAGGGCGAAGACCTTCTCCAGCCCGGCCCGGCTCTTCCCCGTGCCCTTGGGGCCGTCGATCAGGACCTCCGGGGCTGAGGAGTACATCAGCTCGCGGGCGGCTCCCAGAGGCGTGTAGGGACGACGCGCGTCGTCGGAGGAGCGTCCTGCCATGGGCGGACGCCCATGGTTGCACAGCGGAAGGGCGGAAGCAAGGCGCGGCCGGGACTGCCGCTTCGGCGGGAACTCTCGACGGTCGGGAGTTCGTGGACGTCGGCACTTGCGCGCGTGTGCCGACATTCGGACCAGCGGATCTGCGGATCTGGAGGTCTTCATATCTTCAGGTCCAGATCGGGTCGATGTCCTTGACGAGGGACGGCCGGGTCTGTAGCAATTGGCGTGCCAGCCCGGGAGGGGGCTTTCACTCCTCGCTACATAGGGGGGAAATTTTTTTTGGAACGGAACCTAGTTGTGCGAGTCATATAGGAGTGAAAGTCTTCAGTCTAGGTACCGAGAACCCCGAAAAGGGATGGGTAACTCCTTGGGACACAATAACAGCGTCGCCCTTTTTGTGCGTGCTTCCTTCACAACCCTTCCCTCTACTAGAGGGTTGACCCCCTCTGGATGGCCTGTGTCTTACATTGCCCGTACAAGAAATCCGTTGGCGATAACTTCTCGCCCGCCCGGTGTGCAGGCCCGACTGGTTACGCGGCTGAGATCCCTACCGGCGGTGGGGGCTTCCGTCGGCTGACTTCCGACGGTCGGGAACTCATCAGCCAGGCTTACAGGCTCGTCCTGCCTTACACTTCCGTTACATTGAGGTTTCGGGCCCCAAGTATTTTCCGACGGTCCAATCCCCGGCCCGCGCGCCCCGCTGGGGGTTCCATCGACCCATCGGGGGGGGGTTGATGTTACAGTTTGTTAGGGTCCCTGGCGCTCAGCCCCTGGCGCTCAGCTCCTGGCGCTCAGCTCCTGGCGCCCTGGCGCTCAGCCCCTGGCGCGCGGCCCTGGCGCCCTGGCGCTCAGCTCCTGGCGCTCAGCTCCTGGCGCTCAGCCCCTGGCGCTCAGCTCCTGGCGCTCAGCTCCTGGCGCTCAGCCCCTGGCGCTCAGCCCCTGGCGCTCAGCTCCTGGCGCTCAGCTCCTGGCGCGCGGCCCTGGCGCCCTGGCGCGCGCCGATCGACTTCCGACGGCCGGAAGAGCGCCGGTCAATGCGCAAGGGCGCGCGCGGTCCAGTGACCGCGCGCGCCCTTGCTAGTCCGTCGATCGACGTTCTACGCGCCCT